CGACCTCGGTGATCTTGCCCAGAAGCTCCAGAGCTTTGATCTGTTGTGCTGGTGCTATGTCTGGGTCAAGAGCCTTTTCTGTCAGTTTGTGGATTGTGAGAGCCCTTAAATGAGCGGGTGTAGTATATTTCTGAGCCTCCAGAGCCACCTTAAACGCTTCTATTTGTGCCTGTATTGCGTCTGACTTTGCCAGCTCCTGACCCTTGCGTGATGCTGTGGCTGGTTTCGCCTTGCTCTTGCGTCCGTTTGGTCTGCTCTGGCGGTATGATTCCGCCTTAGTTTTTCCTAATGCCATCTGCTCTGCAAACTTGATTTGTGAAGGGCTGAGCTTCGTTTGTTTAGCCCCAGCGACCCCCAGCAAGATCTGCTCAATGGGTGTAGCCTTTAGCCCCTCTTCTATCTGCTTTCTGGTTAATCTGGTCATATGGGTATTTATTAAGAATTGCGTTGTTTGTGATCTTAGGGCAATAGAGGGACAGTCTGCAAGTGCCAGAGCTTCTATGGGTTCTCTTAGTGTTTCTTATCCTGTGGCTGTAACTGCTGGGCTGTTTCGCTTCGCTATTTGCCCCCGCCAAACCCCAGCCTGTGCAAGGGTCTGCGGTCATCTGGTCATTTTTAATAATCCCAGCTCTAGATTTTATAAGGCTTTGCGGTCTGTGAATGATGGGCCCATTATTTCTATCGCCCTGTAAGCCTTATTCTATATAGAACCCCCTGAGCTGCCTTCTGGTCAACTCGACAGCATGACCCTTGTTCTATAAGCCTTTGCGGTCTGCTCTGTTTGCGTGTCTGGTGCTGATCGCCTCCAGACCCTTATAAATACTAGGCTCAACTTTTCATTTTCTGGGGGTGTTGCTTGTCAATATGTTTTGGGAGTAAGATCTCGGTAGGTGTATCTATACCTATTCGACTATTGATTATTTTGGAGGATTTATGGTTCTAGAAAAGAAAATAAACGGGATTGAAGTAACCCTAGACACTGATGTAGATGGGGCTGGAGAGTCAAGCCCTGATAGGGTTTCTGGGTGCTGGTTGAATTTTAAAGATTACTCTGGATCGCTGGCTTTTGCTCTTGCTAATGGCGGTTTGTTGGATTCAGAAGAAAACTTATTAAAAATCAGCAGTCCAGACCTTGAAGCCATTGAGGGCTGGGCTCTGGCTCGTGGTTATTAATCGGGGGGTTCTATGCGGAGAGATATTAAACGGGTAAAGGCTGGAGCTGTTCACATTGGCGATACGCTTTGTTTCTGGTCGCCTTTGCCATCAGAAGATCGCCAGATCTGGAGCATTTACAACGATGGAAAAAAGCTGGTTTTCAATGAGAGAAATGGGGAGGCTGTTTCCCCGTCTGATTATGTTTTTATTAAAACGGGGGTTCTATGAATCAAGCTAGAAGAGAAATATTGAGCGACATCAGCCAGAAGCTGGACGATCTGCGAAACCAGATTGAGGAGGTTTTAAGCGAAGAGGAGGAGGCATTTTCAAACATGCCTGAGGGCTTCCAGAATGGCGATAAAGGCGAGTCCGCCCAGAACGCTATCGACAATCTCCAGCAGAGCATTTCAAGCATTGAAGATGCTATGACCACTCTGGAGGATGCCTCTCAGTAGAAAACAGCTCAAAGCCCTTTGCGGAGGGCTTGAGGATGTTTTTTACATCGTTAACTAGAGGAGGGTTTAATAATGTTTTCTGTGCATCTGTTTGTTACTGATCGTGCCTATGGTGGGCGTGAAGAGGGGGGCTGGTGGTATGACTGTGGATACCCAGAGGATCACCCCTTAAATAAAGTATTTAGCACTAAGGCGGAGGCTATCGCCTATCGTGACTCTATCGCTGGTGAGGCTGATCTCATGAACGAGGGAAAGCCATCCATTGATTCGGTGCTGTGCGAAGGTGTTTATTGTTTTTTAATCAATGAGGGCGAGGCTGAGCCGTTCCCAGCAGTCCGCCCCCGTTATGAATAGGAGCTTTTAAAAATGGATTTAGATCAATCAATTAATGCTCGCTTGAATGCGGCAACCGCCCCAGCGTCTGGCTCTTCTGTCGCTGGTTTCTTTTATATTGATGGCATACCGACCAAAGGTGTCTGGGTCGATCTCTTGCCCGTCCGTAGCTGGGACGATGTGAGGGAAGCTCTGGAGGTCGCTTACCCAAATGCTGTTGTGGATGAGATCCTGATGGCTGATTATGAGGGCTCAATCCTGAAGCCTTTTTATTCTAGCTCTTGCGATGCTTTCAGCATGACAGAATGGGCGGAGTTTGCCGAAGATCTGGGACGGACTAACCTAGATATGGATGTAATAGAGGCTTATTGCTCCAATTTTTCTTATGCGTCTGATTGTGAGATAAGCAAGATTGAAGAGGCTTACTGGGGCGAGCATGACAGCCCAAAAGACTTTGCAGAGAATTATGCAGAAGAATCTGGAATGTTCTTCGATGTCCCCCAGACTGTTCGATACTATTTTGATTTCCAAGCCTTCTGGGACTGTGAATTACGCCATGAATTTTGGGAAGCTGACGGACATTATTTTAGGAACCTATAACCATGAAATCTAAAAAACTAACCCAAATTATTAACTCTCACCCCCTCGCTACGCTGATGATTCTCACAGCTCTGGAGCAGTTTTCTGCCGAGGTCGCAAAATCTAAGCCTGAAGACTATCCGCCCCTCGGTCTGGTGCATCCTGAGAGCTGGATAGAGCTGGGGAGGGATATCCAGAAACAATTAGCCAACTGATGAGCCTCTGAAATACAGGCGAAAGCCCCAGCTCTGGGGCTCTTGGTTTAACAATCTGCTAGGAGGTTTATTTTGATTCAGTTTTTTATTAACTCTCGCCCCGTGCCCCGTGCTATTGCTCGGCACCATCTGGGGGTCGCTAACCCATCCAGAAGCATTACAGAGCTTTCTAAGCTCGTTTCTAAGGCTGTGGCTGGTGATGGTGAGGCTGTGCGGTTCCTGAGCCATTACGGGGTCGCTATATCACGGGAGGCGGTTTAAATGTTTCCCCGTCTAAATTGGCTGTTTAATTTATTGGTCTGGGTCGCTGGTGCTTATGCGGTCTGGGTCGCTGTTTCGGCTGTGTTGTTGTTTGTGTAGGGTAGTGGATCTATTTTTTTTAATAGTTAAGGTAGAAGCGTATTTTCATTTCTAATTTTTGGAGGGCTATAAATGGCTGAGTTAATCGACACAATGGTAGTGAAATCCCCGTTAAAGCTAGAGGGGTCATGGGGTGAGAGGGATCTAGGCGAGCATGAATCGACTCTAGAGCTGTATTACAACAAAGATGACACGGGCTTTATTGAATGGGATATACCGAGTATTGATCGGTTCGAACACATCGGGCTCTGGTTTGAGTTTGATCGTAACGGCAAAAGGTCGCTGTCCGAGTATGACGGGGTTATGAGCCTTAACGATCACGCTATTGCCATACTTCGCAAAAATGGAGTAGAGGTCGGATCCGATTTTGAGTAATGCCTTTAAGCCCTTTCTGGAGGGCTTAGGGATCATTATTTGATGATCATTAACTGCTAGGGGAAAGGTATGACAACAAAACCATTTTTAAACATGTTTGGCACCGAAGTGCAATTAGATCGTGAGCAATTTATATCTCGCTGGGTCGATAAAACAGATGGATTCATGATGCTGTTTTTAGATAATGGCGACCCAAATCAATTACAGAGTTTTATTACAGAGGTGCATCGTCTTGCTGGTTTGGAATGGGATCGGTCTAAATAAGTGCTGTGATCCTGATGCCCTTTGGGGCATTGGGATCGCCATTTGGCGGTCATAACTTGCTAGGAGGTTATGTATGAAAAAGTATGAGGTAAAGGTCTACTCTGCCGTGGTCAAAGGGGACGATGGCATAGAGATGGCTGTTGATATTGGGGTCGTGGATGTTGGTGTCCCATACGAGGCTTATTGGGATAGCTGGATCGATCCCCGTATTTATTTCACCATGACGGCTGAGGAGCTGGAAGAGGTGTCCGTGGGCGAGGTTGTTTTTGATGGCGATATTCTGGTCGAGATCGATAAGGTTAATCCGTCCATCTGGGAGGCAGAGTATGACGAAGATGCCTATTCACAATCTATGGAGGTCTTCTAATGTTTACTGATGCACAGAAGTATGAACAGGGAAGGCGGTCAGCTCTCCTGATCGAGGATCGTGGGCATTTTGCTTATTCCTTGGCTCAAGCGTATTTACACGCTGATCCAAAGAATGCCATGCGATTGAGGGATGCATTCCCAGAGCTGTTGCAGATCGCCCCCATGGATGAAGAAAAGCAACTTAGCAAATCGTATTTTATTGAGCAGTTTCAAAACTATCTGGAGGGTCAAAGAAATGAAAAACTATGATGTGTATGTGCAAAGGTGCTTTACAAGCTATGTAGCGGTTCAGGCTAATTCTGCGGATGATGCCGAGGAGCTGGTGCGAGATATGTTGAACGCAAAGATGATTGACCCCAGCCAATGGGATCAATCTGATTTTATTGAAAGTGGTGAAGACATGGTTATAGAGGAGGGTGGTCATGCTTAGATGGAAGGTTTTAGTAATCTCTCAGGAGTATCGGGAGATTGAGGCGGACACAGCTAAAGATGCTGAAGAAAAAGCATTCAGGATGTATTCAGATGGAGAGATCATCCCACAAGCATGTCCTGAATTTGTTTGTTGTTCTCAAATAAAGGAGCAAGAAGATGAGTTATGACTCAGATTACGAAAAGGTTTACATGGTTGAGTTTGCATCAGGCAGAACAATCCATGTAGGACATTGGACAGTTCAGGATGTCATTGAATACTGTGCTGATGAGCATAAGGGCGAAGTTATTCAATCAATCTATGAAGAAGTTTATGTTGCAGATAACGAGGAGATGAAAAATGCCTAATTGGTGCGATAACAATCTGACGATTACCCACGCTGACCCAAAGATGATTAAAAAGCTGGTCAAAGCATGGGAAGATGAAAAGTTTTTTAAAACGATCTACCCAGAGCCCGATTACTCGGTTACTCCCGTGGCTAGTTCATTCCCAGAGATCAATGCTCAGTTTGCCAAGACCGAGGAGGAAAAGGCTAAGGCTTTGGCTAACGAACCTACGATCCGTGAGGATTCATGGTGGGATTGGCGAGTCCAGAATTGGGGAACCAAGTGGGAGATTGATACTAAGGAAGTGCAAGCTCCCCAGATCACAGATGAGGGCAAATCTCTTTTCTGTTATTTCAATACAGCATGGAGCCCAGCCCTTGGCATCTACGACAAACTGACCGAGCAAGGGTATGAGGTTGAGGCTTATTACTATGAGTCTGGTATGGCATTTTGTGGCAAATATACTTCCAAAGATGGAGATCAATGCACAACGATTACTCCTCCAGACGATCTCAATAAAGTAGAGCTAAACAAGTGGCTTAAAGAAAACATTTGTGCTGATATTTTAGAGAACATGGATATTTTGAGCTGTTATGACTGTGATGATTGGCAATTAGAGGAGGAAGATGATGAGTGAGTATTTTGAATATCTAAATGAATTACGGGACTCTGGTGAGATCAATATGGTTGGTGCTGGTGCATATCTGGAGGCTGAGTTTGATCTGGATAGGAGAGAGGCTAAAACGATCTTGATGGCATGGATGCAACATTGTCGTGAGTCTGTTTAGCATTATCTTCAAGCCGATCCAGAGGGTCGGTTTGGGGGCTAATGTTGGCCGTTTAACTGCTAGGAGGTCTTATGACTATTATGGTCGGTAACGTAGCGATTGGTGGTAATGAGTCTATTTTTTGGATGAATGATCAGGCGGTCAGGATGGTTCGGTCTGAGATTCAGTATCAGGCAAATATTGTGATCGACAATGAATATGATGGTTCTGATGATTGGTGGAATGCAGTCCGCTGTCCAGACCCAGACTTATATTTCAATACCACTATCTGGGATATCAATGTCTGGATCGAGGATGACGGGCACGGGGATATAGTGAAGGTAACAGCGTATCCCGTATTTAAAGATGACAACGGGGAATTAGAAGGAAACACCAGCGTCTGGATTTCTTTGGAGTATCAAAGCGATATAGTGCCTAATAAAGCATCAGAAGAGGAGGATAAAAATGATAACTAAAAAACAGATTGAAGATGCTGGTTACACAGTTTTAACCAAGGGTGGTTGGTTCTATGTAAACCCTGAGATTATCCCTCATGATTGGCATGATGTATGCAAAGACTTTGGGATTGACGAGGGTGCTAAAGGTGTATACCTTTGTATTGTTGGGGTTAAAGAAGATAACGAAGGAGATGAAAATGACTGATACAAATTGGAATGATGGTATTGCCAATGATATTAGCTCAGCGTTATGCGATATGTTTTTAGAGGATTTAGAAAGGGCAAAGAATCATGCGTAGATACGGAGTTACTATTCAATTTACGGGCTCTGCTTATGTGGAGGTGGATGTCCCCAACGGGGAAGATCCAGAGGACTATGCCATGGATGCCATTAATCACAAAGATGTAAGTGAGTGGGAGATGGAAGCGATTGATATTGATGAAGTGGATCCAAACGAATGAACCTAAAACTATTTGGCGGTAAGGTGCCGATATATACGGGCAAAACAGTAGAGCTGGTCGACTTCCCTCCTAAAAAGATCTTTGATGGTCTTTTTGAGAGGAGTCCTCCAGAGAATCGTGATAAGTATTGGGTCATTCTCAAGGCAAGGTCAAAGGGCCATTCACTTGAAGAAAGTGGCAGACCCTATGCCTATTCCAGAGAACGGGTCAGGCAGATTGAGGCAAAGTTTTTGCGGGGGATGACAAAAGCGTTTTCTTTAGCGACTGACTCGCTTTAAAGATGCCGACTCGCATATGGTAGTCATTAAAATCTTCACCGACTGTATCACTAAGCCAATAAGGTTTGCCTGTATCTTTGGCGATTCTTTCTCCGACACCAGAGGGGTCGTTGTCAGCGACAATGATCCCCTCCTTGATGTGCCGACTTACCTCTTTCATGTTGGATGCGGAAAAGCAAACATGGATGGTATATCGCATTTTATTGGCTCGCATTACGGATTGAATCGAGAGTCCCGTAGCAAGCCCCTCGCAGAGAATGGGAATCCCCTTTGCATCCATGGTAAAAGTTGCCCCCTTGGTGGTCTGACCATACAGGAACTTTTTATCCCCTTGGTCATTGATGAGCTGGCATCCCACTATTCTTCCCTCCCTACGCATGGCAACGACCAATAACGGGGTGCCGTCGTTATCCCAGACGGGCATCTGCTCATCTAAAAATCCTTTTGCCTTGAGATATGGGTGCTCTTTGGCTAGGGTCTGGTGCATGATCCAGCCAGCTTTTGCTGATGCTTTGGATGCCAGCCGATCTCTCTGGGCAGAGGCATCATCCCTAGCCTTTATAAGGTAAGGTGAAAGCGTATTTTTTTGGTCTGTTTTCCACATGGCTGGTTTTTCCATGGTTGCCCAATTCTGCACCCAAGCTATATCACCCATGTATTTGTATCTGCCATTGCGTTTACGGGGATGATCCTCAGTAGGGGTTGATACCCATTTGAACGGGATTACATTGTCGATGATTAACCCGTGCTGTTTTGCAAACTCTTCAAACCTCATGCTGTTTCCTTATCTCTTCGTTTAGCCCATGCTATGTTCTTGTGCCTGATCCAATTCATGGTCTTTAATGTTGGTGGCATTGGTGCATCGGACAATCCTTTAGGCCATACCCCAAACTTCTCTCGATACTTATGACTAGCCCAATGTTGGTTGTAATTTCTCTCTCTAGCTATGTAGATCAACTCAGAGTAAAAGGTCTGCTTCTCATTACGCATGTTCTTATTGGTGCCAATCAGTTCATGCAACTCACCAGCCACATGATCTACAAGGTTCATTTTCTTTTTTACATGACCGCATGCTGGGCAAGTATCTGTATTGGGAGGCCATAAATAGGCACAGGATGGGCACTTAGATTCTTTCTTAACCTTTTCAGTCGGTTCTTTCTTAGCTCTCTCCTGCTTATCTTTAAGGCTATCGACCCCATCCTCATAGACCTTATCCCAATCCTCCCGAAAGCGTAAGAAATTACCAGAGTGATCAAGCCACAAGGCAAACTCTTTGCCTTCATGAACTCGCATGACCCTACCCATCTGTTGCACATGGCTGGAAAATGATTTGGAGAATGGTCTAGCAGATACACCGATCATTACATCGGATACATCAAAACCACGGGTAAGAATGTCGGTTGCTATCAGCCCATGGATTTCTGTATCTGGTTTAGCAAAGTCCTCGATGGCTGCTTTTTTAAACTCATCATTGTCTTTGTAGGATATTGAAACAAAGTTATACCCTCTCTGGGCAAACTGATCTACCAGATCTGCCCCGTGTGCTACGCCAGAGCAAAAGACAATCGTCTTGGCTGGCTTGCCAAATACCTCATGGGTTTTCTTATCCCACTCCGATACGATATCGCCTGTAATCTTCATGCCTCGTTCTGTTACTTGATCAGCAGACCACTCGCCAGCGACCTTCTTTACTCCTGTCATATCAATCTCTTTGGCGATATAGACTTTTAGCGGTGTTAGCCACTTGTTTAGCACCAGACTCTCAGTCGTTGATCCACAGACTACATTGGTATATAGCTCACCTAACCCCTTGGTAAATGGGGTAGCTGTTAGACCTATAACTTTAACCTTTGGATTGTTTTTGATAAACTCGGAGGTCTGTTCCCTGGTGATATGACATTCATCCACTATCAGCAGATCAACATCCAGAAAGTCTGCCCGTCTTTCTAATGTCTGAGCTGAGCATACTTGGATCCGCTGTCGCTTATCAAACTTCCAATGATCCGCCTGAAATACCCCGTGATTGATGCCATACTTGGTAAGCCTTAAGCTGGTCTGATCTACCAGAACAATCCTGTCTAATACCATGGCTGTTCTCTTGTAGTTATCAGCCGTAGCTTTCATTAGATAAATTGCTACTTCTGTCTTACCAAACCCCGTTGGGGCATACAGCAACTGACTTCTATGACCCGCTTTAAAACCTTCTCTTAATGCATCGATGACATGCATCTGATGCTCACGTAACACTAAGCTCATTTTTATCCTCTAACTGCCATGATTCCCCCATGGCTTGGGCTAGGCTTACGCCTCGATTTGTGACTTTTTTAACTTACCTTGCAACGATTTAATTGATCGGGTTAGTTCAGCACATCGATTCTGATACATATCTCTGCTTTCACGCAAAGCCTTGTTATCAAGCTCATACATACGAATCTGATCTCTCAGATGTTTAATTGTCTGCTCAGCATCGATCTTCTCGATCTCGCTGGCATCCCACTGACCAATCGCAATCTTATCCCTCAGCAAAGTATTTTCCTCTGCCAAAGAATTAATGGTATCGGTAAGTTCCCCTATACGATCATTTAGCTCTGCGGTTGGGTTTTCTGTAGTGACATCAGGCTTGGTGGTTGGTGCTCTGGTCTTTGTCTTGGCTGTATCTACCTCACGAACCTCATCTTTGTATTTGTATTTCTTGACTGTGGACTCACCCTCTGGGGTTTCCATCAATGCCTTGACACGGCTAACAGTCATCTTGGATACGCCCACATGCTTGGCAATCTCAGCCATTGACCACTTTGACCACTCTGAATGCTTGAGCATAGCCATAATAATCTTGCGGTTGTCCTCGGCTGACATCGATAGGCCACGCCTACCATTGGCGGAGAACGCAAACAGGATGGCATCATCCAAAGTGCCTGTCTTTACATCAGCCTCAATGCTGGTTGTGCCGTTGGTTTTGGTAGCAAAGTATCTGTGGAATCCATCAGCCAGCCAATACTCTGCGCCATCATGGAACACTGTTACGGCTGGGAATATCTCCCCATCACGCATCTTTTCGGCATACTCTTTGACTACATCTTGGCTTAGTTGAACACGGGCCTGTGTCCCACCATCAATACGGATAGTTAATAAATTAATTTTCTTCATGTTATTTACCTGTTATTACCATGCGGTTCATGATATTGGTCATGTCAGGAACGCTGGTTTGTTTGTTTTGCATAATCTTATTGGCTTGATTCAAATCGGTATTGTTTAAAGCCCATAAGCCCTCTCCACCTACAATCTTGTTGGTCTTTCTCAGGTGGGTTAAAAGACCAGCTGCGGTAGCTTTGTTTAACTTGGTAAGACTAGCAATACGATCAGTGGTTGCTACTTTTTCTTGGCGAATATATTCGACTATCCGATCAGTCATGGAATCAGATTTCATGGTTCTCCTAGCAGTTTGAATGTTCATTCTATGGGAATATTTATACCTATGCAAGTTGTTAGTACAGTTAAGTAAGTAATACAGTTAAGTAAGAAGAGTTGCTTTTTGGTGAACGCACCTAGCCTATCCTAGGTTGCCTTCAACTGTTGCTTTTCGGAGCCACAGCACCCGCCAGACGTTCGATCTAGGACTCTGGCTTCGCCATCCTTTCCCCTGTTTCAGATCTAATCCCACAGTAGGGGTTCTTAGGTGCATCGCTGTCGTTAAAGAATCCGACCAATGCACTGTATCATCCGCTAGGAGTACGCCACGTATAGTGGACAAAAACACGCCAATGAAGGCGATTAATTTGTATCAGAGATTTGTTTGATCTCTGACCGTACTCCTAGCAGTTAAGTGGATAGATTAAACCAACAGAAATAAATTTGCAACAACTTTGTAAAAGAAAAACCCCCAGAGGATTAGTCTGGGGGTTTTGAGGTGAGTGTGTTCACCGAGGGCTTGCCGTCTAGACAGTTAACTGCTAGGTAAACGATCAGAGGTGACGGCTGTCAGAGTGTGGGCTGACGTACTAAATGTACCACATGAGAGGAATAAACGTCAACATATTGTGTTCCAAGGGCATTCATAGGCATCCATAGTCATCCAAAGGCATCTATTTGGTATCAACAAAACCGTTCTCAAACAGCCAGCCTATGGTCTTGCGGTGTGCTTCTTCCCAAAGCTCGGTACGTTCTTCCTTGCTCATCTGGTAGCCCTGATCTAGATTGGAATGACACCGAAAACATAATGCTGCGATGCGGAAATCGTGGGACTTGAGGGATCTCCCTTTTCCGTCACGAAGCTGGTTGGAATGTGCAGCGCAGACTGTTCCGTCTTGTTTGCCACAGTTCTGGCATGGGCTGGTTCTAACGGATTCTAGGAGCTTCTTGTTGCGGTAGATGGTCATAGAAGATCATCTGGGGAATAGACATCATAGCGAGCTCGTAAGGCTACCCTAATCTTTTCCAAGGCGGTCTTCTCTAAAAGGGATACATAAGCACGGGATATGCCCATTTCCTTAGCTATCTCTTCATGGGTCAGCTCTGCCTGAAATCCCGTTGTCGTATTAACATCGCCCGTTATCATCATCATCAATCCTCACACTGGAAGATACATTGTATGCCCGATTCCATGCTGCTTGCCAGACAATCCAGTAGTTTTGGAGAATCTTTTGGGGGTGGGGCCATGGTTCTATGTTCTCCATAGCCCATTGGTTAAATTCTTCTTCCATGCGGTTCATATTAATACGGGATTCCAGCTTGTCTTAATATGGCTTGTAGTCTTTGACATTCAGCCTGAACAACATGAAGTTGTTCTCTGAGCATCTGTTCTGTGTCTTCCTTATCCTGTATAGATACCAGACCAGCAAATGGAATGGGCTCTACATTAACAGTTACGTCTGAGATTTTGTTTTCTACATAATCTTTAAGTGTAAAGGTGGTCATTTAATCTCTCCATGTTTGGGGTGTGTGGCTAAGTTGTTCTGTCCTAGCTGTTGTATTTTGTAGCCGTGACCTTCTAGGTATTCAAGCAATGCTTTACGTTTAGGTTCAAACCATGGCTTCCATGTCCATGCTTCAAAGATGATCGGTGGGTAGTTGTTTGCCTTGATGGTTTTGATACCACCCTTAATTACTTCTAGTTCGTGACCTTCTACGTCAATTTTAATTAAGCGTACGTTTTTGTGTGCACCTGAGTCCAAGGTAAATACTACTAATGGTTCTTTGACACCCTCAGTTTTACATTCATAATCATTATCACGAACTTCTTTATCCATACTAAACGCACCAATGTTGCCTTCATTAGCGTAGTCAGGCATGGTAAGTACCATCCGTTCTTCTTTATCCGATAGTCCAAAGTTATGGCAATGAACATTATCTAACCCGTTAATAAACGTATTGGCACATAGTTGGTAATGTATTATTCGTTGTGGCTCAAAGGCATGGTATGTATGCTTTGATAATTTTTTAGCAAGGGGTATACAAAACGTGCCTAGGTTTGCACCAATGTCTAGCACCACTCCTTCGGGTGCATCCATTAATAACTTAAGGCTTAGTTGATGTATGTCGTTCTCGTACAGTTCTTGTTTTAAATGGGTTGATATTAAGTCTTGCCCTTTGAACACAAGAAACTGTGTGCCGTCTGCTTTTACTAATTCGCAATTAGGTAACATCTTAACCCCTTGGTAGTTGACCGCTAAAGTTGTAAGTCCCGCTATGGGTTAGATTCGCCCAAGGTGCGGCATAGACTTTGAAGCCAGCTTTGCGAGCAATTTTACAGAAGTGGTAGTCTTCTGAGAGCAATCGGTTAGACTCTTCATCAATGCTGGTATCAAAGAACTCGTGAATAATCTTCTTAACTGGATTCTTATCTACAATCAAGATCATGTCGTTGGTATAAGTCGGCACTAATGGTTTTAAAGTATCAAAAACATTACGCTTAATCAGCATGAATCCTGTACCGCCGTTATCAATCTCCATGGGTTCGTTGATGTTGCCTACTGTTTCGTGTACACCGCCTACTAAGTTAACTACAAACGATCCTGTGTAATTACCCAAGTCTTTGTAGTCCACACCTTGCTTGACCGCATCGTGTACTAACTTCCAGTTAATTTCTTTCTTGGGATATAAACCGCAAATAATATCTTTGTCGGCTTTGACCATACGCACAATGTCAGCAGGTTTAAAGCTAATGTCTGCATCAATAAACATCAGATGTGTTGCGTCTGACTGCATGAAATCATAGGC